GAATCAGCATTGCCTGTTAAATCACCAGTTACGTCGCCAGTTACGTTGCCAGTGACATTGCCGGTTACGTTTCCAGTGAGCGGACCACTGAAGCTGCCAGCTGTCAGCACATTTGTGCTTGGGTTATAAGTAAGGCCGCCGTCTACTTTGACTCTTTCGTCAGCGCCACCACCACCATCAGCAAAAGTGACATAACGTGTGGCGTCTGATGTGTCGCTATCGATCTGAACGTTGTCAGCGTTGGTTGCGTTCGTCGCTGTAGTAACCGTTGAAGTTGACAGCAGAACCGTGCCGTCAGAATCCGGAAACGTAAAAGTTCGATTAGCAGTCAAGCTTTCAAAGCTTAACTTGCCATGATTTGCTGATCCGTCCTTGTAGAACCTGTAGCTGTCTGCAGCACCGCCGTTGCCATAAAAATGCAGAGTTGAACTGGCCGCCGAAACTCTTTCCGTTCCACCGGTAACAACAGAGATCTGATCCTCTGCTGTTGTCGCAAACCCTGTATTTCTGTCGTCTTCAAAGGCAAGGCTAGGGGCCGCGACAGTTCCGTCTGTCAAATAAAACTGTCCACCAATTTGCCCTTGGGTAATCCAAGCGTCATTTGCTGCATTCCGTTGCTTCAGCAACGCTGGGCTGGTGGAGGTGTCTACCCAGTATTGGAAGGAAAACGTGGATGCAGGCTGAGTTGCACTGCTGTTGTTGCTAACGATTGCCAGCAGGGCATTGTTTAAATCAGCACGGAATCCACTTCCGGCTTGGTTCGCGATGTGCATATCATGAACTGGCATGGGAGCTACGCGAAGTGTCTACAGACTTTTGCTGATCATAGCCGCAGCCACCCTGTCGCTCAAGAAGAGCCCGCTTCAAGCGCAGTAACCTTCGCCTCTAACGCTTCAATTCTGGTTAGAGCAGTTTGCAATAGTGAGTTGGTTTGCGTGATCTCTTCTTTTTGCATTTGGGCAAGCTTCAAAAGGACAGGGGTGAATTTTTCGTAATCAACGCTGTCCCAAGTATTCGTATCTGGGTTGAGGTAACACAGTCGAGGATCAACCTCGGCCAAGTCTTCAGCGATGAAACCCCAATGACTATGGTCAGGGTTCTCGCCTTCATTCATCCACTTATCACCAACCTCCCAGTCAATGCCATTGTCTAAACAGAACGCTTCACATTCAGATATGCCTGGCGATTCATTTTCCTCAATACTGTCTAGATATTGCTGTGGATACTCAGGGTCAGGGATCCTGGGTCGGTACCAAACTGGTTGAGCCTCATTCAGCAGCTTTGTGGCATAAGCTGCATCCATTGGCTCAATATTGGTCTTAACGTTTCTGCTTGAAGACGCACGACGCAATCTTCCGCTGCTGTTGACTTTTACAGTGGTGCCGCCAGAAGTCGTTGCGTTGTAAACGCCTGGAAAATCGACAGTATCGCCGGTTAATCTGCCACGCCGAGTACCTCCAGCGGCAAACCCCAAGGAGTCACTAGTGATTAGAAAAACACCTGTATTTGTATCATTGCCGAAAGTATGACTAGGAGCAGAAGAGGTGCCGTTCTTTGTTTTAAGGGTAGCGTCGCCAGTAAATCCAAAAGTAGTTCCATCAATATAAAACCCGCCATCAGCACGCATATAGCGTGGGGTGTAGATGTTTTTAGCAGTCTCCTGATTGATTCTTAGCCACGTTGTATCTTCGCAGCCGATCTCACCCACACGGGTTGTCCCGTTGTAAAACTGGAGATGGTCGGAAACATTATTGTCGGCTTTTAAAATACGAAGGTAGCTGCCCGTAGCACTGCCATCACCAACATCAAAGCGAGCTAGAACCCGAGTGAGGCCACTAAAAGTGCCATTAACGGCAGTAATTTCTTGAGGAATGTCTACTCCACCAGCCGTGGTCGAAAGCCTCACCGAACCGTCGTGATAAAGATTCGTTTCACCATTTTTTGCGTGCCGTAACGCCCAATGATTATTTGTGTCGTCGTAAAGGCCAAAAGCCGTTCCGGCATCATTCTGCATGAAGACAGCTCCGTCTTCAATCGCATAACCTCTCCAAGTGCCAGTAGAGCCGCCAGTAACTTTTATCGAGCCATAATCACCAGTAACGTCCGCAATGGTGCCGCCATTCGTGACAGCAAAATCGGCAGCAGTTACCGTTCCACTAAAGTTGCCGCTGGTAATACTTCCCGTGTGATTCGCTCTGTCTAAGTAATAACTTCCGTGCTGCCCATCCAAAAGATCAGCATCAAGCCCAGAAGCGATGCCATCAACCGTCAGGATTGCTGTAAGAATTTCAGACGCAGTTTGATCAGCCGTAGCGTTTGACTCAATGCCGGAGAGCTTGGTGAACTGAGCGTCCGTAAAAGCGTTGGCCTCTGCTTCGTATAACGCCTTGATCTCAGCACCAGTCTGGTCTGCAGTAGCACTGGCCTCAATGCCATCCAGCTTTGTGCCATCTGTGGCAACGTCTCGCCCGTCTACCGTTCCACCAACAGTGATGTTCCCGACAACGCTTAGGGCAGCAACAGTCTGTGCGCTCGTCGTTAGCTGGTAAATCTCAATCCAAGCGTCATTGGCCGAGTTTCGCTGCTTGACGACATCGGTCGCACCGCTGGTATCAACCCAGATCTGGAAGCTAAACGTGGGCGAGGGCTCGTTGTCACCACTGTTGTTGCTGACAATCGCAGCAAGACAGTTATTGTGATCGGTGCGATAGTTGGCTGCCGTTTGGTTGTCTAGGAAATACTCGTGTTGTGCCATGACTAGCTCACCTCCGCCCCGTAGCCTGTTGCAACATACAAGAACTGTTTTTCCACGATCGTGTTGCTGGAGTTCTTGAAGGCGATTGTAAAGCCTGTGCGACTGGTGCTTGTCACCTCATAGTAGTCGCCACTGCCTAGGTTGTACGCCAAGATTGAAATAGCAGGCGTTTCATAAAAGGCATTTGTAAACGATATATCTTTGGTGGAGCCAGCATTAGAGGTGAGCACGCCGCTGTTTTCGGTGCGCCCTGGAATTGTGATTTTGTAACCCAGCTGATCAACTAAAGGCGTTTGGTCAACATGGCCTGTTTCAAGCTCTGCCTTGAACTGGAACGTTCTGCCTACAAACGTGCCCTTGTCTAGAACCGTCCAATCATTGAATGTATTTGTTGACTCTTGAATCAGGCTGTCGCCATCTTCAAGATCAAAACCGTCGTCGTTTTCTAGCAATATCCTTTCATCAACCTCTGCGTTATCAGTGGTTCGGAAATAAACGATGGCGGATGTGTCATCTGGAACGAGTCCGTCCCAATCGGACCATGTGTCAACCAGATCAGCTCGATCGTCTACTGAATCCTTAGGATAGTCGCCACGAGTTTCAAGGATGCGCTCTAGTTTTACGTTAAATTTGCCTCCAAGGTCAACTGGATCTTTAAACTCATACGTTCCAAAGAAACGCCTAATTGAAGCAAAGTCAAAATCACCGATGTCATCAAATGTTCCAAGCTCGTCAAGCAAAGCGTCGGTGTCAATAACCAATGCGTCATTGTCTGAGCTGTAGAAAACAAAACGCTGAAGGCCCTGAAAAGGAGGGCTGTCCTGGTCTTCACGCCTGTTGTGAACAAGCTTGCCTACTTCAAGGTCTGGAATGTTTAGGGTTACGCTCTTTTCGTCAGAGCTTTTATTGTTGGTAGTGTCATCCCTCAGCTTGACAATATATTGACCATTGAGCAATGGCACGACAACACTATTAGCGTTGCCTGGGACTTCAGCAAGTTTTACACTGTTTGCAAAAGATCCTGTGCCATCTGTTTTGTTTGAGTGTTTAACAACTGCTGTTACGTTGTTAAGCTTTTCGTTTGTTGGAGGTTTCCACTCAAGAACAGCTTGAGCACTACTCAATGCTTTTATTCTTAAATTTGAGACATTACTTACAGCTTGTTCAAGATTTTGATTCGTGCTGCCAGCAATGTTTTTAGGCAATGCAGGCGCAATGCCGGTGGCTATAGCGTAAGGAGATTTTCTAGGAGGGAAACCAGTGCTTACAGCTCTGACCTGTACCTCAAAGGTCTTGCCAGGCTTAATGCCTTCTACCGTAAGAGACGTGTCAGTAGTGTTCAAGATTCGGGTATAGCTACCCTTGCCAACTCGATGCTTTACGTCGAAAGCAGCAGTGAAACCTTCGTCACCGCGTGACCAAGTGGCTATGGCGCGATTTGTCAAACCGCCATCCTTTGAAATTAGCTGAAATTCGATTGGCATCAGATCAAAGGCACAGGGGGCTGCTCATCAAGAGTAGTAACGGCCTCAAACACTAGCTCTTCATCTTCGTCGGCAGCTGCGTAAACGCTATCGTTGAATTCAACGGCAACAACAGCAAACGTCCCATCACCATTGTCCGCAACTGACAGGCAGCGAAACTTTTGCTCCTTTACATTGTCAGCACTGATTGAATAAATAGAGTTTTGGAGCGGCTCACTGCTAAACGCTTCCGTAACCACCACAAGCGCATTAGAACTGTTCAATGCGTCGATTGGCTTGCTTTCAATACCACCATCAGTCAAAACACAAGTCAAAGTGCGATTGTCTCCAGTAGGTAGCTCTATCTCTTGATCGGCAATAATCGTCGTGTTGTCATCAAAGTCCGTAGACGTACCAGAGATCCGTCCAGATAAGCGCACACCGGCACGCAACTCATCTTGAATCGCAAACACCTGCCCAGGAAACACAAGAGCGCCATCAAGGCCGACAGCAAACGTCACCGTGTTTGCATCAAGCTCTTCTGATTTCATCATCCAACGTCCAAGCCGCTTGGCTTGTTTTTTAGAGGTACACCCAAAAGCAAGCACTTCTTTGGTTTGGTAGCCGTATTTTTCAATCAGGCTTGAGTCTTCAATACAAACAATATTCGGTTTGTAGAAATTTTCTGGATCGCTATATCGAACTTTGATGCTAGTGCTGCGCGTCTTTAGCGAAGATCCGCTGTAATTGAATACGCCATCAATGACGTTAGAGTTTGAAAAAATATGAACAGGGTTAATGTCCGAGCCATCAAGATTGCCGTGGTCTGCAGTCACCTGAATGATGTTTGACTGCCAATACATCATGCCCCTAAAAACACTGGCGAAGTCCTGCAGAACAGTGAAGGCCTCAGCTTGAGATGACACATGGACGTTGCAGGCAAAACGCGGCTCACCATCAATAAGCTCGTTTGCATACCGCGCCAAGGGATAAAGGTCCACCCAACTCAAATTGTCTTCGTCGATAAAATGACCCGCCCCATAACGTTCGTTCGTAAGTAAATCAAAGAAAATTGAAACAGGACAAGTCGTCCAAACAGCTTCACCAAGACTGCCATCAAAGCTGCCGTTAAACTCAAGGCTGCCATCATCTCTTGGCACTGCATTCTCTGGCACGCGAACTTTTCTGCCGCGAACCAGATACGATCTCGTTGGAAGATTTGGAAACTCTTCCGTTGAGATGTTCATGCCTACACATGCAGAAAATGGATAGGCTGATCTAACGTTGAATTTTTCAACGATTGCTGACCAAATAAGGGTATTTGCTCGGCCATCCTTTAGGGGTGTTCGTTTGGGGACATCTTCAAATTCTCCAAAATCAGCCCTAAAAATCTCACCATCAATCTCTTCCGCTTTGTCTGCTTTGTGTGCGATGAAGCCTTGATATTTTTTCCCAGGGTATTTTCTTACTTTTACGTTCCAAGGGCCTTTGCCCTCTAGCTTAATGCCACCTATTTTATATTGATAATTTGTGGTGCTTATGCCTTCTATAAAAAAGAGATCTTTGCCGTTTGACTTAAAATCTTCGCTTACACTGTTGAAGCTTGATTTTTTAACTTTTTCGAATGCACTGCCCTTTCCTTGATCTTGAATTAAAACATCAAAAAAGATTACTGCATCAAACAACTGCCCTTTCACAAGACCTTCTTGCGCCGTAGAAAACAAACGCGGAATAGTAAAAATTAAATCAATACTGTCAACCTCAGTGTCCGTAATCTGCACAACCTGCTCGCCTGCACCATAGTTACGTTTTTTAACTAGTGTGCCTTCACTATTCAACTTCTCCTCGTAATTGGTGCCGACCTCTTTGCCGACGTTGACGACATTAAATGTTTTGCCTTTTGCTTGTGGCAAATAATTTTGCGTACGGCTCCCTTCTCTTAACTCGTAATCGACCTTGTCTGGGCTTACAAGATTGCCGCCGTTTTTAGATTTTAAAGCTGTTTCGTCTAGAAAAACGCCTTTTCGGCCGCCTTCAATGCCATCAATCGGACCCTCGCAAAGAAGGTCAACAATTTTAATAACGGATTCAGAGTTAAGTCCCATTTCTAAGTCTCCGACAGATCTTCAGTTCTGTTTTCAGAACTATTGTAAAAATGATTATATCCAACACCACGAACCACTAACCGCTGACCCGCGTCAGCGTCTGTATCGATAATTCTTATCGCTGGCGCCACTACGGTGTCCTCGTCTTCTTCGCCGCTTACGCCGTAGGTGAGAGCATGGCAGTATTTGTACTTGTCAGACTTTCTCAATAAACCTTGAACTGTCACGCGGGCTGATGCAAAAACAGGAGACTCCCCACTATATTGTTGTTTCCTGATTGTAATTTCGTAAGTCACAAAAGCGGGGACAGTTTGATTGCCGATCACCCTTGAAAGCCCTTTGTCAATCTCTATAAATATCTGAAAGTTTTTCCTAACATCGTTGTTTTTATTTTTAGCATCAATTTCATTATTAATTGTCTCTCTATCAGTGTCATCAAAGTTGAAAATTTTAGCGGTTGCTCTTCTTTTGTCTGCGTAATCTCCAATTCTTACATGCTTGTCTGCGTATCTTCTAGTTCTTACTCCGTTCAAAGACGCAAATTTGTTACCTACCTTTTCGCCATTTATTGTGATTGAACTAGGCCCTGGCGGCTCAAAAAACTTGCCGGTAGGATCGCTTTCGCTCGACACTTCTACTTTTGACGAGATTAGATGGCTACCAATCAGCAACTTGCCGTAGACAAGAGGCACAGTCGCTCCAACGCCAACTGTGTTTGCAGGACCAGAAAATGCATAAGACTGCTGACCAGATGTGGCTCGTGAAACACCTTGCGGTCCGGTTGCATTTGTATTTTGCCCTGGTGCAGTTTTGTTTTGCAGGGAAGGTATTTCAGGCTGAGGCGCAAGCATCATTGCCGTGCCTGTCAAAACCAAAAACACACCAAGATTTCCGGCTGCTATTGCTACCGTCAAAGCAGTTGTGGCCTTGACTCCAGCAGCAAGAGTAAAGCCTTGTGCCCCAAAAGCAATACTGGTGCCGCCTGAAATAATCGCAGTAGCAATTAAAGCAGCACCTAATAAAACCGTGCCAACTTTCAAACCGTCATCACCGCCACTGCCTGCAACAACAGGAGTTAACACGAGATCGTTTCGACCTAGCGGTAAATGCAGATCCTCATACCCTAAAAACGTTTCAGCTTGCACCAACGTATAACCGACACCGTGCTCATGCGCCTCAGCTAGCTCTTTCATGAGCGCGGGTTGATTTATGCACAGCAGCTTGATTGCTTCCGCAGGGGAACGCAGGTTATGGTATCTGTGCTCTGAGCCGTAACGCTCGCCTAGATCATCCAGCAACCTTACGGTCTGCTGCATACCGAAAGACCGCCGCGACTCTAGAGACATAGTATCGCCCAAAAGGTTCCACCGCACTTAGTGAATCCTGACGCTGATGCAGAATCCGCTCATCAGCTAACAAAATTGCCGCGTGCATCGGTGTTGCCGTTCCAAGGCGCATAATCAACACATCCCCAGGACGCCTGTTTGCATAAGCAACCTCTTCAAACCCGATAGCCAATGCCTGTTTTAGGAAGATGCTTTCGCAAGTTTGCAGATCAGCGGGGCGCTCAAAATCAGGCAACTCAATCCCTTGCAAGCCAAACCAATCGCGAATCAACGTAAAGCAATCAAACTTGCCGTATTGCCATTGCCTGCCGATCAGGGCTCGATAGTCAACCATTGTCTGTCTGGCACGCTCCAAATATGCCACGGCAAACCTGTTCCAGTGCAAGCACGCTTATCAGCTTCACTGGCTGGCCCGCCTTTTGGGTGCGAATGCACTATCGCTTCAATCGTTCCACGGAATGCTGCCGCTGCATAGTCTCTTGGGTCAATGGCAAAGTCAGCACAAGGATCATCAGCGATATTCCGGCAAGGCCAGAAAATACCGTCAACCACAAGACCGCATGACTCAACATCTCCAGACGACTGGGCGTGCTGTTCTGCATCAGACCTGAAGTCGCGCACCTGGGAATCCTCCAAACGGCAACAGGTCGTTATTGTCTCCAATGCCTTCACCTTTTATAAAACGCAGTTCACAGGCTCTTAGATTTTTGGCGCACTGGTCCTCTGCAGCGTCTGTCACTTCCTCATTGTCAAGATTAAAATATTTCCCTGGGTTGTAGTTGCATTGGTTGCCTTTGTAAATCCAAGGGCAATGCTCTACAACTTGCCGTCCGGGCAAACGCAAATTGGTTAAGTCGAGCTTGCCAATTAGCTCAAACTCAACGAGTTCTAGGTTTTCCGTTGCAACGCGGTCGATGTACCAGGATTCATAGCCACCGTTGAAGAGTGCGGTGGGATCTGCCGTCGGGTTTGTACCGCTTGAAAAATTAACAGCATCTAGAAACTTCTTGCAAGTACGGATTCGGCGTACTTCAGCCTGAAGTGGGTTGTAACTGTTAAGAAGAGAAGTAATCGCACCATCCGCATTTGCAATCTTCATGCTGGGACGAGGCAGTGTGCCTTTCGTCGTCACTGCAAAACCATCTACTTCAATCGGTACGGCTGAATATGTGACGCCATCGAACACAATGTCTTGCGACAACTCATTCGTTCCAGCGTGATAGTAATACACCAAATCCACACCATTCACCGCTTCAGTCAAATGCAGCTCAAACAGCTCAATGATTGCTGACGGTTCAAGGGAATGTAGTTCCCTTTCGACTGCATCAGGTGTTGTCGTCATGCCTCAGGCACCTCCTCAAACGTTGCTTGGATTGTGGCACGGTTCAGATATGGAATTGACTTGCTCCAGTTGCGACAAACGTATTTACCACTGCTTGCTTCGCCGGGTGGCGTGAAATCAAAGTGTTCCACTCCACCGCGAGCATCTAAAAAGTCTTCAATGGTGTCTGCATCCGTCTCTGAGACTTCAAAGGTCAAGCTGTAAGACTTGAGGTTTTGATTGATGCCAAACGTACTGCGCTGGCTATAGCCCGACCCAAACTGAGCGAATCTTACGTTTGGGGCGCTGTTCTTTTGAATGCCGTAGGTCGGCGTGATTGAAGGGAAGTCAGCCATTAGTTAAGAAGTCCTCCGGGCATTTTTTGCTTCACGATTTCGGCTTTAACGGCAGCACCGATCGCATTGCCGAGTGCTTTAGCTTGCTGTCCATCACCTTGCACGCTAGAGCCCGAAGCGTCAACGTTCACCACGATGTTAGAGCCGCCTAATGCGTGATTTGGCACAATCGTGCCGGCAGTTTTCGGAACAAACAACTCAGGCCCTTTTTCTCCAACAAGTGCCGTTTTTCCTACTGGAGGCTGGCCGCCGCTGGCGAAACCGCCTGAAAACGCACTTGAAAAATCAAGCCCACTGGTTATTGGCGTAGCAGCAGATCCAATAGAAAAACCGCCAGGACCTGCCAAGCTTGCCGCAGGGTTAAAGATCGAACCAATAGCACTAAACAACGTTCCAGCGATACCGCCAGAACCTTGCTGGCCCATAATCGCCATTTCAAGCATTTGATCCGCGATACGCCGCAACATGCTGCTGGCGACATCACCCAGCGTTTTAGTGCCGTCAATCATGCCTTGTATGCCGTTTATGATTTCGTTGTTAATCGTGTTAGCTATTGACTTGAACTCGTCTGAAAGCTCTTGCGTATGCCCAGTAAACGTCAGCACGCTTGTATCTAGGTCGTCATACATTTGGAATTGATCTTGCAATGCTTGCGTGATGGCTTCGTTTTTCTCTAGACGAATAATTTCTAGTTCGTTACGTTCTGCAGCTCGTCTATTGCTGCGCTCTTCATCCGACAGTGCATTAGAAAGCAGCTCAGCATACTTAGCTTCTGTGTTTTCTTTTTCGAATGCAAACTGCAGCCGTATTTTGTCAATTGCACTTTGCTCTTGAATGATGCCTAGCTGTGCCTTTGTGATCCTGAGTTGCTCTCTAGCGGCACGGTTTTGGATCTGAGTTTTGTCTTGTTTGGCACCGCCACCGCTTAACGAAGCAAGCAGAGCTTCAATCTGCAGTTGTAATGGTGATTTTGTTTTCGGCTTAGATTTATCTTGTGCGTCGGTATCTAAACCAGCAGTGCGCAAATCGCGCAACTGTTTTTTAAGATCAGCAATCTTCGTTTGGACTGTCCTAATTTCGTCATATACACCGCGATCAATCAACTGCTGAGCAGTTGTATTACCCATTAAGTTGCTTAACGCACTTGTGATGCGATTGATAGAACCTTCTAAAACTTCCGCTTCAGCCTCTGTTTTGACGGTAGAAGCGTCAAGCATGTTTACAGCAGAGACCAAGTTATCAATGCCCTGGCTCTGAGCACCAAAAAAGGAAGACAGGTTTCCTTTGAAAACCTCAAGCGCAGACGGTGCGTTTTGTATCAACGCAAAAAATCTCACAAACTCGCCAGTTATTTTTTTGACTTCTGTCAGTAAACCTTTAATAACGGGGCCTAATGTTTCATCAAGTTGTCGGGCCAAAGTGCCCATGTCATTGACGATTGCTTGGATTTGGTTCGTTACAGTTCCGCCTAATGTTTTTGCCGCTAACTCGGCAGCGCCTGCTGAGTTAGCTTGATTTTCTAGGTTCTTATTAAATACTTCAAGATCCCCACTAACCAAGGGGAACAATGCTTTCAAGGCATCAACCGACCCAAACAACTTTGTTAGGGCTACTTCGCTGCCACCGGTTTTTTCAACAACTTCCTCAAGAAAACCACCAAAACCTTTGGCCTTGATTCCAGCACTTGAGAAATCAAGCCCTAAAAGTTTTGCAACCTTCGATGCTTCTGCTGTCGGCTTCAAAACCGACGCGAGCACTTGATTCAATCCAGAAAAAGTTGCCTCAATCGGCACACCCTGGGCAGTAACGGTTGAAATGGCTGCATTCAGCTCGTCAATCCCGACACCTGCAGCCGCCGCAATCGGCGCGACACGACCAATCTGCTGTGCATATTGGGCAACAACAATCTTACCGTCGTTCTGCGTTTGTATAAACCCATCTACAAGTTTTGCCGCCTTGTCGGATGACAACCCATAAGCATTGAGAACTGAAGTTGTTGCATCAGCAACTGTATTCAAATCAGACAGACCGCCTGTAGCCCCAAGCGAGGCAGCTTTGAGAATGTTTGCAGCTGATGCCGCGTCGTTGAATCCAGCAGATGCAACGTCATAAGACGCTGCCAAAAGCTGAGTTTGTGACTGCAAACCACCAATTTCTGCCGAAACACCGAGCAGCTCTTTTTTTAACTTTTTAGAGTTGACACCTAGGGTTTCGACTGCAGCAGACGCTGAATCAGCCTCGCGAAAACCCTTAAAAAAGCGTCGTGCTATTTCAAGCTGAGCAAGTCTGACACCAAGCTTGCTAACTGATTTAGTTAGGGTATTCGTTTTATTATTGACACGGTTTAATTCGCGTACAGCATTTCGCGAATCAACCCTCAGCTCGATATTGGATACTGCCACGGCTACCTAAGCGATACCTTCATCTTATCGACGCCTCTTTGCACGCTGCACTGCGCGTTCTTCCTCTTCATTTTTATGGGAGAAGTATGCCGCGTAGTAAACCAGCTCCGCATCGGTAAGTTCGTTGCGAAGCCGGCTTACGGTCATCCCTAGTTCGCAGGACAAGAAAAACTCAAACGTGAGCCATTTGTCCTGCTTCAGTCGTTTTTTGCCTCGTCAAGCGATGCATCATTCGCAATGCCGAACAAAAACAGTTCAAGTTCATTCAGCACTGATTCAGGCAGCTTGCGTTGCAGCTTGGCAGCATCAGCAGCAGCAAACGGTTTAGTCCCGTCTTCTAGTTCTGCCATTTGACACAGCATCTGCGTGCTCATGTCCAATGCTTCGTTGGAACCTGCAAGCTCTTGTGCTTTCTTGCGGTCTGCGCGGGTGATTGGCTTGAAGTACAGGTCAACGACTTTTACGCCGTCTTCATTCTTCAGTTCAAACTTGCGCCGCTGGTTTAGGTCGAATGCTTCGATCAATTCATCAACCAGTCGTTTAGATCCAGGCATTAAAAAGCGGGCCAAACTATGACCCGCCAACAGTAGCACTAAAGGCTCACAAATTCATCACTCAAGGTTAGAAGTGATAACACCAGAAGTAACGAAGTTGCAGCTAACAATCACCAGCTCACCAACGGTAGAAGTGATTTCCATGTCGGTGATGATGCCAGCGAAGCTAACGCTGTCAGTTCCTGCAGTCGTGCCAGTGGTAAACAGTTCAAACGTTGCGTCTGCAGTGTCTGCGCTGGTCACAACGTCTTCCAAGAAACCAGATTGGCCGGTTGCGTCAGGGTCGTAAACAAGCTCGACGGTGCCAGAACCGCTGATCATGCTGCCAACAAAGGACCGGAAGGTGTCGCCGTGATCGGTAACATCCAAGGTCTCTTTAGTGATAGACAGCGACCAGCTGCGAGTGCCAACAATGGTTGCATTAGTGGAACCGGCAGCATCAAACTGCACAGCCCCTTGTTCACCGCGAAGAATAGCCATGGTCAGAGTTCCTCAATGAATTCAAAGGTCACACGGACCTGGGTTTGGTAATACCCTTCAGGTGATGGTGTTGCCACTACCTCCGGGCCGATTGGTGCATCGAAGTAAACCCCCGACACAATGTTTCGATTATAGAGATCACGAATGCGCTTGCTGATTGTCAAATTGGCGCCAGCTCCTACACCTTGAGCACTGAAAACGTTGATAACAACCACGCCGGTCATGCGGTTGTCGGATCCTGTAGGTAGACCCTGCGTTAGATACGAACTGCTGTTAAAGCTGACAAGGCACTGCACCCACGATGAGTTCGGGGTTGGCTCGTATGCCATGTTGTGAAACACAACTGGCACCTGCGGGTTGTTATTTAGCTCAGTGGCAAGGCGACCTTCAATGGTCGATCTGATGGTGTTCAGGTTTGCTGCCGCCATCAGCTTTGCCGCTTGATACGTTCATATTCTGCCTTCACATAATCACGAAGGTCATTGCTTATTAGATCAATCCAACCAGGCCCGTTGGTTTGATGGCTGCTGCCTTTGCCGGGTTCTGCCCAGTTCGTCACCTTGCGATTTGGGTTGTACCGTTGTTCTTCTTTCTTGCCAGAGCCGCTTTGCGCATTGGCGAGCTTTTCTGCGTAAGGCAGGTTGTTGTGAATGCTGTAGTAGTTGCCCAGCTTTTCGGTGCCGTAGTTCGCTTTACGCAGTTGCGGCTGGGTGTTTCGGTAATCACCTTTCGGTAAGCCAGCAAACGGTGCAGCGTTTTGACCAATCGCCCAGCTATTCCTAAACCGACCAAGATCGACAGGGCTTGCCTGTTTCACCATTGAATCAGCGTGAAGAACAGTCTTTCGCAGAAGCTTTTCTACCTGCTCTTCCATGTGATCAGCAATCTGATCAAGCCGAATCTCTTTAGCCATGATTAAGCACGCAAGAACAGCTCGTAAGTAATTGCGGTGTTGTCTTGCTCTTGCTTTGTGATCTGAATGATTTGATGGACGACGCTACTGATCAAAACAAGGTCGTTGGTCTGCGGTGCAGTCGTCAGCGCATTTGCTGCAACCGTTAGTTTCTTGTCACCAGCACGGATCAGCTCATTCACGTCGCGCTGGTTTACATCTTCCAAAATGCCTTTAATCGTGGCATCACTTGACGACCGCGTGATCTCACCTGTGGTCGTGTTGTAACTACCTTCGGTGACATACCGAATCGTCACATCACCGCCAAACTTGCTGATGGCTTTGCCTGCAACCTTTTTCAGCGAGTTAGCGAGTCCCATCAGATTCGATAAGCAATGCAGGCACCATTTTGAAGCTGAATGCTTGTAAACACGCCGGTTAGATGAAAGCCAGACGGCATCGTCTCGCCTGCAAGCGTGTTGCCGGTGTAATTTTCAGACACGATTGAAGTGATCGTGCTGTTTTCGTAGAAGTCGATTTGCTTAAATCGACCTGTATGAGCAACAGAGTCAGTGATCACTTCCGCGCCAACGGTGTAATCGACGTCGCCGTAGGATCCAAAGCCTTTAGACATGATCAGAGTCGGTAAGCCATTACAGAGCCGCTAGTTAGCGTGACGCTTGTGATCACACCGCAGATTTCGCAGCTTGCCTTCAATGGTGCTGCAGCCATTGAATTGCCGGTGATATCTTCAGTGTCGATTGCAGCAATCACAGAGTCTTCAAGGGCAACGATCTTTCCAAAGCGACCTGTGTGCGCTGCGGTGTCGTCGATGTATTCAGCGCCCGGATACATGTACTGCATGATCAACTCCGTTTAATAGAAACGTTACCCGGCCCACTGATTCTAATGCCGTTCAAATAACCCTGAACAATCGGTGGAATACGATCCAAGCCAACAGCACCGAACTGATTCGGTGTGACATTTAGGCTGCCGACGCTCACGTTCTTGTAATCCTCAAGACCACTTAGACCGATGCCATCCTTGTTGTTGTTTAGATAGACAGCAAGCACCGCTTGTGCTTTCTTGACCCGCTCAGGGATCTCTTCGTCGGTGTAGTAATCCGTAGTAATGCGAAACGGAAAACCAACGCTGTAAGTGTTGATATACGTCCCAGGGCGCCTAACACCAGTGCGCGGCCATTCAAGGGCTTGCGTATCAGTTGCCTTTGCACCTAAAAACCGCTCGCGATCAATACGCTGCGCAGCGGTATAAAGGGCGCGATTCTTTTGATCTGTGGTTGCACTTGCCCATGCAACAACATCATCATCTTCGATCAGGCCGTCGATGATATCTTGCGCGTCACTCAGCGTTAGGTAACTGTTGGCGCTTGCGCCGCCCGCCGTTGCGTCGATTGAGATTGCCATCGGGCTTCACGATCTGTTTTTTAGATTTTGGCGCGTCTACAGAAGAAGAGGCCACCGCATTTGCGGCAGCCTCGACCTCATGTTTTCGCCGGAAAGCGAACAACCCCATCAGGAATCAGATCCCTTCAGAGCGACAAAGTTCAGGACAATCGCCTCAGACGCAGAAGACGTTGAAACGTTGCTGACGGTGATCTTGAACGAACCAGCAGCGATGCTGTTGGCTTGCACAAGATAAGTACCGGCAGTGCCGCCAGAACCGTGATTCACCACCACCACATCGGTGGCAGCAATCTTGTCGTTATTGACGGTGAACGAAACTTCAGCCGCTGCTGCCAGGGCTGCGTTGTTCATCGTGATTTGACCGGACTCGGTGTTAAGAGTCACGGCAGTGGCCTTGCTGGTGGCCTGGGTAACAGTGCCGCCGCCGGTAGGTCCGACGAGCTTGCCTGCACCAACTTCAAAGATGGATGCCATGGTTAATTACCTTCAGTCTTGGTTAGAAACGTTGGTAATCCGCACGATCCCGACATTTTTGGTCTCAAAAACTTTGCTCCAGTTAGAAGCAGTTTCGAGAACAGTGCGGGTCGGGTTCACGGTTGCAGAACCGTACTTAGCACCAACGGGGTGGTACACATAGTGAGCGTCAAGGCTCATTGCATCGCTCTTGGCAAGGATGTCCCGGTCTTGCTCGATGTCGAGACCGGTCTGCTCGCCAGATGCAACAGCGCCAGGGGTGAATGCATAAGTTGCATACTCGGTTGAAGAACCAGAGCCTGCAGTTTGCACATCGTCGCTGACAATAACTCGCATCCCCATGTACACGGGAACAGAAGGATTGCCAAACTGGCCGCTCACATCACCACCTGACTGGGTGGTAGAAGTGCCGCGTGCATCTTCAGTGCTGACGTACTGAATTGCGTTGCGCTCAACCAAGTCATAATAGACTTTGCTATGCATACAAAGCACAGAAAGCTTTTCGCCTTGGTCGCCAAGAATTGACCGAGCTTTTGCAATCTGACGCGCAGAAAGTGCGGTCGGAGTGTCACCAGACTCAGAGTCAATGCACAGCTCAAAGAATGCGCTGCTGCTGGTGTTGGCGTTCAGGGAACCGAACACACCGCTAAGGGTGGAGATCAGATCCTTTTGACGCTGGTGCGCAATGTAAGAAGCAAGCTTCTGACCAATGGCAGCCATCGGGTCAGAACCTGCAGCCAGTGCGGCGAGGTCGCGTGACTCGAATGCACGTCCCCTGTGAAGGATGACGGCAGTTTGCTGGTTGGTTGTGATCTTGCCGGGAGTCAGTGAAGAGCTATCGGTCAGCACTTCAAAGTCACCAGCCAGGTTTGCTGCGAAAGCAGGAACCTTGACGAAATCACCGCCCTCGGTGGCATTCAGTTCCGCCATCGGAGACACAACACCGGACTGCAGGAATGCATCCCGACGGGTGGTCTCTTCAATGATGTACGGGGTAAATACCTCGGGTACGATGATATCGCTACGCAGGGTAGCCATAACAAATTACCAAAAAAAGGTTTACTGAGTCGGGCACAGCCCTTGTTGGCTCAGCACAGCCTCGCCGTGATTAGATACTAACGACCAGCTGCAACTTTGAGCCTTTCGTACAAATCACGATCAGTACGCGCTAAACGCATCTGTTCAGTGATGTTGTAATGTTCAGGGCTGAACGGATTCTTTGTTCCTGCAGGAATGTCACCACCGCCGCGACTTGTTGGTGCGCCAGAACCCTGTGGCTTAGGTGCTTTCTGCATCCAGTCAGGCACATTTTGTTTTGCCCAGTCAGATACAGGTGTGCGCTGATAACCGTCAACCACAACAACAGTGCCATCAGATTCGCGCTCGATCTGATTGCGATCTAGCTTCGTGTTCAGCACTAGCTCCGGATCATGCACAACATCAGCCAATGCACTAACGGCAGGGCTGATTAACTCAAGCTCACGAATGCGGGCCTCAAGTTCTGCGATCCGCTTGTCTTTTTCAGACGTTGCTTCGCGGAACTGTTGTTCAAGTGCTTGACGGGCTTCGTCGTACTTGCCCTTCGACTCAAGCTTTGATTGTTCGACGCTGCGCTTAAACTCGATCAGTTCGTTGACGTCGACGCCATCAGGAACAGCTTTCGCCTGTTGCTTGGCTTTCTTGTACTCATCTAAAAGCTCGGCATTTTTGCGCCGCATTGCTTCTAGTTCGTCTTGCAGATTAGACAGTTCTGCATTTTGCTCCACAGGAGCAGTTTGCTCTTCAGACATTTAACCCACAGGGCTAATTTGCAGGCTTAGTTTACACCTTTTCTACCATTTCGTCCTATTAGACCAATATGCCGCAGACATTTTGCCCTTGGCAATGTTTTGCGCATGTCGCGCCTTAAATGATGCGCGGCGTTCTTTGGCCGCTTTACTTTCGCCGCTACGACGTGGTGAACCTGAAACGCCTTGTTGACCAAAGCGAATCAGTTTCACCTTGTCACCTTCTTTCGCAAGTACCGCGTGCGATTTCTTCGGATGACCTGGCGTCCGCTTCGGTTTGTTATAACCGCTAAATTCTTCGCCGCGATACTTGATGCTCATTTACGCTTCGGTGCGGAACGCAACTGTGAACGACGTTTCAGCACAGGGTTGCCCGTGCTTTCCGACTTGATGCGGATCACTGGGTCTTCCTTGGTTCCGACTCGGGTGACAGTGCCACCAGTCGGGCCTTTGACAGATGCCCGTGTGCCTGCAGTACCAGTGACGACACCGAAGGTGCGCTTGCCTTGATACGTCCAACTAACTCGCTGTCCCCGTTTCATTTTTTCTTGCCCCTTTTTTTCTTGGTTGGTTTGGCAGGCTTTTTAGGGCCTTTCATGTAACCAGGCATGGCAATGAAGACGCTGCTTCAATTTATCCGGCCGTAACGTTTTCGCAGGTCGGCCAGTGTTAGTTCACTACCGTCATCGCGTACAAGCTTTGCGATTGCATCACGCGGGCCATACTTACGGGAAAGGCTCTTGAAGTATGGAACTCGTGATTCTCCTATTGCTTCTATTTGTTGTGATTTGCTTTGCTTAGACAGCCATTCGCCGTAACTCTGATTTGCAGGCACCATGCCACCCTGCGCAGCACGGCGGCCAACTGGTAGTGGTGTTTCGCCTTCCTCTTGTTCAATCACCGGAACAGTCGTTGATCTGCAGTTGAAATGCTGCGGCGGTTCTGGTCCCTTGCCGTATTCAAACTCGCGGCCATCTAATGCACGACAAATTGCAGACGTGCGCGTATCCAGCGTTGCGACGTAGCGATATCGCTTGGTGATGTCTTGGTTTGCCTCGTAGACCTGTTGTGATGCAGCGTTTGCCACTTGATTCACGCTGGTGCGAACAAGAGTCAAGACTTGATGGCCTGCCGCTTTTGTCAGCTCACCGCCTGCAAGCTGCAACTGTTTTACAGACCTTGCGCGTTGCCCAAACTCCAATCCAATGTCAGTAGTACGGTCAAGTCGCCCAACGAGTCTGCTAGCGATTTCTTGCGTCGGTTCGCCCGTTAGCAATCCTTGCCGCACAACCTGGGCAAATCGTTCCGCTTGCTGTTCAGCAATCCCGCGAAACGTTTTTTCAACTACACGACCATTTGGCAATGTGATTGCTGTACCTTGCGCAGCTGTCAAGCTAAATCGCTGCGGTGATCCCTGCACAGCAGCAACTAAATCATCAGACAGCGAGACAACCCCGATCTCTGTCGGATCTGTCGTTACGACGGCTTGCGCAAACTGAGGCGATATTTCAACCGTATTAACAGCACTACGAGCACCCGCCGGTAAAGCTTGGCGTAGTTGTCCTTCAACAAATTCAGATTGCAATTCAGCCAAGCCTTGAAACTCTGTCGCTGCAAGTTGCGTGCTTTCATTCGCCCAGGTTGCAAGTGATTCTTTAAGTTGTGCCAATATCGACCGCAACCGTGCGGCCTTTGCTGGCGCAGTGATCGGCTGTAAGTTATCATCGCTGACGTTAGGAATCAACCTCTGCAGTTGATCCACAGAGTCCAAAATAATATCGTTGTAATTTTCGATGATCTGCCGTGCAACACTGTTGCTGTAACGATTCAGATCAATCGCATTCCTGAACAATACTGAAGGTGTGCTCATTACTCATGCATCCCCACTTCTTCAGGGTCATAGGGACATTGCAGGCAAACTTCTGCGCCACCTTCAATCGCAGTTTTCATAACATCAGCAAAGCCAAGGATAGTCTCTTCGCCTTCGTCAATAATTCGCACTTCGTCCACTTGTTCTGCCCCATGCTCTGAAAACCAAGTCATCCGCACGATCGCAAACAATGGATGCGGCAATTCGCGCTGGACGTAGTGGATCTGATATCTCTCGGATTTGTTTGGCGTGTCCGATTCCATGATCAATCCGCCACTAATCCATCATGCCCGATCATTCAATGATCGTGTCTTCTGGCGCAGCATCAAGCAAGCCGCCAGCTTGAGTGGCTTCGAGTTCGCCCTCGATGTCGAAGTCATCGCCCAGAACTTCGTTGTCGCTGAGTTGTGACAGCAAAGTTTCTTGCGTGATCGTGCCAGCAGTGTAAAGCTGCAGCAGTGCTTGAATCTCTTGCGGTTCAAGGCGTGTGCCAAGAAAATCGCGGTTGACGTAGCAGCTGCCGGGCTGACGATCGTTCAGGTACTGCGCATGGAACTGCAGGCAGTTGTCGATCATGTCCTGCATGTTTTGCGCGATGACCATCATGGTGCTGTCACCTTGACTGCGATCAAGACGCTTAGCTTCTGCGGTCTCGGCACTCAGCTTTTGACCAAGCACAGCAGACAGACCCAGTTCGTTGATCTGCTTCTCGATTTGATCCAGTCGCTGGAACTGCGATGCGAATGCATCTGACGGCGGGGCAATATATTGCGCGTCACCATCAGCAGGGAAGCTAATTGCTTCACCAGGACCAGCACTAACCTCCTCTGCGCTGGATGGGAAGCCCTTAAAAATTAAGAAAGGCACCGCACTGATGTGCAGCTGGTTGTCAAGATCACTTTGCACCTGATATGCCTTCAGGTTCAGCATCGCGATGTCTTCCAGCGGCGGCCGCGATTCCAAGTAATTTACGCGGTTGGCGTATGCAACGCTGAACGGGATGTCTTGCAGGCTTGTCGTGCCTTCATCGACGATTTCCATCTTGCCTTTCTTCTCGTTTCTCTGAAAGACTTTGAATTCGCCTGGAGTTAGAACCCTCACCTGCTGAACCTGCGTTTCGCCGTACTCACCATCTGGGAGCGTTACTGTTTCAGACAACCGCAGTTGAGTTAGCTTCTGCTGGCCGTCAATAATTTCGTGTCTGAACCCTAGTATCTGTCTCGGAGAATATCGGACCCAGTAAGGTCGTCCGTTGCCGTCAGTTGGTGCATCAACAAGAACACCAACGTGGCCGTACCTAATTAGCTGCCTGGCTGTTTCGTAAGTCCAAACGTTGAGATCATCTTGCAGGTCAACGTTGAACAGCTGTTCGCGAATCTGATCAGACGTGTCGTTAAGCCGCACCGGCTTGCGGGTCAACATGCCCGCCAGCATTTTTTCGAGGCGCTGCAGGTAAGGGGCAACAACCGATCTGCTCAAGCGATGGTCATAGCTGATATCTTGCTCGCGTTCTTCCTGTGGCAAGTAACGGCGATGACGACGCCGCACTTCGTAAGTGCCACCGATCAAATCTTCAATTAGACCCCAATGCGGTTCTTGGTTGTGCCAAGCGGCATTAGGGTCTGAGACCTGCGAAACTTTGCTGAATCGCTGGCGATCGTAATGAGAAAAACCAGAATACACAGCTAATCTCGCAGGTCAATACTGATAGTTTACTCAGCGTTTGCAGCAGTCAGAACGACGCTGTTGCGACCCACCTTAATGTCAAACTTCGCGCCAGGTTCCAGACCCAGTTCGTTGACATATGCGCTGCCAATTAGCAGCTTGCCATCTTTTTGGATCTTGGTCTGATGCGTCAGCTTGCGACCCATCCGCTTTTCAGTCTTCAGGACAAGACCTTTTGCAGCGAGCAAGGCTTCATAAAACTCGGTGAACTTGATGCGCTCACCTTCTCCATCAGGACGCTCGGCAACATAACCACAAGCACGCACCAAGTCAGACTTAGACAGATGCGAACCCTCGCGACATTTTGCGAGCAAATCAGCGCCTTCGAGCATGATTCAATAAACAGGACGAGACTAAATTACACCTAACAATAACTGTTGTCTAGTAAATACGGAAACCAGTGCTGCGACCCGCCCGCATTTCCAACAGGCTGAATTGCTTCCAACAAAGGTATCCCAAAGCGTCCACCATATGGTCATACCCTGCGTCTTTATCTGGGTCGCCTGCTTCCGTATAAGACTGCAGCTCAAGGCATTCGATCAGCTTGGTGCAGTGCTTCGCTACTTGCAATCTGACTTCCCCTTTCCCGTTTTCCAAAGCAGCTTGAACAGTAGAAACCCGATCGCGGACGGGAGGATTTGACCGACCCGACTGGTTAATGAACCCATACGATTGCAAGATCTCAATGTCGGTTCGTGTGGCGTTCGTGCTTCGATTTCCGCCTGATGCATCAGGGTAGATGTATATCTTGGATCTTTGCCCAGCTCGTCGTTTAATTTCTTGGGCCAGCGAATCGGTGTCATGACTACCACTGATCTCATCGACAATGAAAATCTTATCCCCGTCGCGTACACCTATCACCGCCGACATGTTGCCGACGTTGAAATCTAGGCCAACATGCCATGGCTCGTCTTCATATTTTGCAGGCGTACAAAGGTGCTTTTCTCTATCAAACCTGTCGTAAACCTGCCCCGTATTTAAATTAACAAATTCTCCATTCAGATATGCCTGCAGCATCGTAGGATCATAATTTGCCTTCAGGCGTTCAATAAAGTCAGGCGGTAGATGTGGGTTGTCTTGCGTGCGCATACGAATCAGTTTGCGATCCGTGCGCTGTTGTGCTTCAGGGCTGCCAAATTCGTTGTAGAGCCACCTGAAGCCTTCTGGCGTGCTTGCTACTGCAAATTGTCTAACATTGCCAGCCCGCAAACGACCAAGGATTTTTGGGAATGCTTTTGCGGCGATTGAGTACTGAACAGTATCAACTTCGTCAACAATGACGTGCGACAGGTTGACACCCACGATCCGTCCGACGTTCTCATAACTGCGGCACAAGATGTGCGTGTCACCCCCAGGCAAGTGCAAGGTGTAGTTTGGAAGCGGACTGGCGCGGAAGCTGTACGGGATTTCGTACTGCTCAAGGTAGGAATCGAATTCACTGATCCAGATATCGCGGATCATCGGCCCAGTTGGCTCCATGACGCACCCAGTGAACCCTTGATTTGCAATCGCAAGGGACACTGCCTTGCAAAGCAGCGATCTGGTTTTGCCTGCGCCATAGCCGGCGCTGATCGCGAGGATTTCTGATTCTTGGTCTTCGACAAACGCAAGCTGACCTGGGTGTAGGTCGGCCTTCATGCGTTTAAGCAGCATGTCAGTGTCAAGGCCCGATGAATCACCGAGCACATGACCTAGCGGTGCAGCGTCAAGAATTGACATTGCGCAAACACGCCCCACGCAGCTGGGCACGCTTCTCTTCAATCAGGTGCATCGACGAAACAGTGCAGCTCATGGTCACATCGTCGATCTTCATGAAGACGCGATACATGTCGTCTTCAGTTGGCTCGTACCAAAATTCTTCGGTCATGAACAAAGCTGTGCAAGTTTTGCGGCGGTGTTGATGGCGCCCAAGGCGATGTGATACTGCCCCTTAGCGCGTGCTTCCTGCTGCAGGGTGGCGCATTGCGACAGGAGGTCTGCCACCATCTGCGGTCGTTCTAAGTCCCAGTCAGCGCGAATCTGATCGCGTGCGAGGGCCAAATACTTGTCAACCGTCCGATCAGTTACCCCCCAGTGATCTGATGCATATCGAATGCAGTCAGACCGACGACCACCGCTTGCGACGATGCGAACGAATTCAGCAACGCGCAATTCAGTTTCTGCTTTGGTGGTATTTTTTGCACCCATTAGTAACAGGCTTTCGCCCTAATGATAACTAGGGCTGATCAATAAATCGTGGACGATTGGGGTTGTTGCGATCTTCGTAGAGCGCAAGGTGATAGCAATCAAGTAGTTCCAGCAGTTCGCCCAGTTTCTTGTCGCATCTGATGTGCGATTTCAACGATTGCGATTGCTGCGGCTTGCTCGGCTTGCTGTGCGGTGAATACACCATGGAACCGTTTACGAATTGCGCCTGTGACGCGATGTAGTGCGCCGCTACCGAAACCGGATGAACGCAGCAGTTGACGGATGATCTCTGAACGGGACACACCTTCTTGCCGCGCCATACGGTCGTAAGTTTCGATGTCTTCCGGCGACAAACTAACTTTTACGTCTCTCATAAACCGATGCAGCGGTGAACAGATATTCCTTGATCATCTCAAGGTCTTTAGCGAAAGATGATACCAGAGCCATTGGTATTTGCCGCTGTTCATCGAAGGCGTTGTCAGAAATTGCAGCAGCGGTTGCAAGCGCATCTTCCATGATCGTTTCTAGTTTTGCGATCACTGGTTCTTGACGCTTGGAGACGTCGATCAAGTCGTTAAGCGGCATGGGACATCCGCAAGTCTTTGAGGATTCCTGAGGAAGCTGACAGTTGTCGTTTGACATTGGTCGCAGTGGCGTTTGTGGGTTTGGGTTGGAGCTGCTGCCGATTCATGAATGCAGCGGTTTCAAGCCATTGTTGTTTACGGCGCTGGTGCAGTTTGCGTGCGGTGTCTTTGTCGATTGAAATGCCTACAGAACGCGGCCCAGCTTCGGTTTGCACCGTGATGGGTTCTGACGTACCGGAATCACGCAGACCACCGCGAACGGTGCTGCCGTCTGGTGCGTAGATGGTGTAGGCGGATTTGCAATGACAAATCAACGCAAGGTCTGCACCGCTTTGGCGGTGAAGTTCACCGTCGATGATTTCGGCGTCGTAATCCGGCAAGTACTCATTAACGAGACCGTCTGAATTACTGATGATTCCTGAATCGTTGCAGGCGAAGCAATCGTGTGCAGGCGGCCGCCACGAAGTATCACGGCTCTGCGCAAGCCGTTTGTGATGTGCAGTCATGACGCGATCAGATCACCGTTTTGGTGGCGTGATTCGGGTCGGTGCTGTCTAAGTGTGCTTCGGGGCCGAAACCTTCAGCAGCGATCCGTTGACTAGGAAAGTCTGCCTGCGGTTTTTCGTCTGTATCGAAGGAATCAAACCAGGCGATCAGTTGATCGCGTGTCGCAGATCCTTTCGTGAGACGCAAATGGCGACGAATGTCTGCCGGGTCATGAAAGAACCTGGCGGTGTTGCGGTAGTACAGGACGAAGGTCGGTGATGGACCTTCGCGTGAAATCAGCCGGTGTACCTGTAGGCCACCAGCCCGAAAGGTGTTCGGCTTCAAAGTTGCGGGTCCCGCGCTCACGGGAGGGCGAAAAATCAAAACGGGTCATCCCCGTTCGGCGCATGATCACGCGGGTCGAATGGTTTTTCAACCCCTGGGACGCCGTTTTCAAGGAAGGCTTCATATTTGCCGTCCCGCAGCCAACGGAAGCAATCGGGGAACGAGGTCGCGAACGCCCCTGGGGTGCGTTCTGCGCGTGACTGTTCATTGACAGCAGCCCGTAGAGCGTCCTGCAAGGCGCTGTGAGGCGCCTGACGCAGTGCGGCGGCGTATTCCTTCGCAGCTTTCGGTTTGGACTGCCCTGAAGCCTTTTTGTCGATGGCTTGATACTGCTTCCAGAAGGCGTTGAACTCGTCGGTGTAGGTCGTGCGCTTGCGGGTTGTTTTCGGAACTTGTTCCGTGTGCGCCTGCGGTTGGTTTCCGTTCGTCTCAGGCGTGTCAATACCGTCTAGCACTTGGAAACCAACAGTATTGGCTGTTGGTTTTATTTGTTTTAGTTCAGTTGTTTTAGTTAGGGTGTCAGCCTGACACCCCCCCAGTGTCAGCGTGACACTAGTGTCAGATTGACACCCCGGATCAATACTGGATTCAAGGGGTGTCAGATTTACACCCCGGTTGTCCCACACGCGGACTTCGTAGACGTTGCTGGTCTGCCCGTTTTTCTGAAATCGGTCGGTCTTGACCAGCCAGCCATCAACTGCCAGTTGCTTGATCACGCGAATCACCGTGCTGCGCGAAAGCTGCGTGTCGTTTGCGATGCGCTCGTAGCTCGGGAAAATCTGCGGGTAATAGCTCTGCAGCACCCACAGCACCGCAAGCTGGTTCGGTGCAAGGCGACCCCGTAACGCTGTTGGCAGCGCGACAAACGGGGTTTGCTCTGGAATGAATGACATGGTATTTTCGGTGCGGGGTCGGCATACCCTGTGAGTTGCGTTTGGTTTGACGGTGTTGCCTACACCGTCATTTTTTTTGCCCGTCCATTGCGGCAAAAAACGCTTTGAGCGTTTCTTCGTGCTGCGTCAGCATCAGACCTGAATCCTGTCTGACCTGTTCGGCTTCACTGCGGGTCACGTCGCGCCAGATACCGGTTTCCCAGTACAGGGCCTCTTCATGCTCGCGTTGCTGCCGCAAGAAATCAACCGTCTTGCGGGTTTGCTCTAGATCCTTCCGCAGCGCCTTCAACAGCGCGTCACGTTGTTCTGGGGTCATGCTTCGAGTCCTGCTTTCATTGCGGCGCGAATGATGTCCATCACGGCTTTTGATCCAGCCGTGTTGCCGGTGTAGCCCTTCTTTTGCGCAACTTCCCGGCAATGCTGCGCAAGGAAAGATTCGTTAATGGTCACGCGCAGCGGGTCGCTGCTGACGGGCTCGATAACTGCACGACGGATCTGCACAACCTTCGGCAGCTGCTTTTCTTGCGGGTTAGCAGCTTCCTGGACCCAAATCGGTTGTTCAACCAGCGGTCGCATGTAGGCACGCCATTTTGTGCCGCGTGACTTGGTGTTTTCTTTCGGCTGGCGGATGTGAACGACGGTGCCGACTTCGAGCACGTCTAAAACGTTCTGTTCGCCGTAGGCGGGATTGAGGATTGCTTCCTCAAATTTGCCTGATGGCGCTTGCCATTCACCGAAGAGCATTTTGCGATCTTCTGTGATGTGGTAGATCTTGAGTTCGATGAACGGATTTACGCTTTCTTGGTTGAAGCCGATCTGTTGGATCATGAAAAATGAAGCGGATGAAAATAAGCGTGAATTCGAGCCGATTCACATTGCGATAAATGGAATTGACCCAGCTCCGCAAGGCTCAAAACGCCATGTCGGTGGCGGCAGGTTAATCGAGGTTTCCAAGCGATGCAAGCCATGGCGCATGGCGATTGTTGGCGCGTGTCCATCTATTTCGCGTCCGATGGATGTGCCTGTAGCGGTGTCGATTGTGTTTCGCTTTGCTCGACCTAAGACTCATTTGACGACTAACGGGCAGCCGCGTGCGAATGCACCGAAGCAGTACACAGTGAAAAGAAATGACATCGACAAGGTATGCCGTTCAACTCTTGATGCGCTGGTGGATGGTGGGGTGCTGCAGGATGATTGCTTTGTCGTTGTGCTGAACGCGAGCAAGCGGTATTGCCTGCCGTATGAACCAGCGGGCGCGATCATCACGGTCATCCCTCAATACTGATCAGGGTGCATCAAGGTGCTATAATGAATCTGCGCACAGGCGCACAGCTTTTTCAACATGCACACCGACACCGCCGCTGCGGTGCGTGCGCTGGTCGCTGCCCTTCAGGCACACCCTGAAGACCTGCAGGCGATGAACGCATACGGACACCTACCGCAGCACCTGATTGATTTCATTGAAGACCACGAAGACGACCTTGAAAACGAATTGACCTAACCAGTCCCAACGCTGTCACACGCCAGGGTAGACATCAGGGCACATCAGGGTGCATACTTAGATCAGTTCAGACAAGCGCACCAATGACCAAGCAAATCAAACGCACTCCTGCTGAACAAGCTGCATTCAAGGCAGCCAACCTTGCAGCTAAGCGTGAAGTCGTCACCATCACTTTTGACGAGCCAGCCAAGCCCAGCCATCGTCAAAAGTGGGTTGACTTCAAGAACGAAACCCTGGGAATGATCGACGCAGCCAAGCGTGAACGTCACTTCCACTTGCTGCCTCAACTGATGCAGCGCCTGCAGAACGCAAATTCAATTCTTGCAACCATTTCCTGAACATGCTTCAAGTCATCCGCAAGCAACGCCCGGTCCTTCCGGGCGAACAGACCCCACCCCCACCAGTGGTCTGGAACAAACCCGCACCGCAACTTCCCAAACTGCCCCAAAACTGATGGAAGACTTTCACAACTATTCGCTGCGCTACAAGGAATGGCTCGAAGACACCGTTGACGAGTCTGAAGTGCTACCAGAAGACCGCGCAGAGGTTTACTACCTCGAAGCACGGCGGCGCAGCATCTGGCGTCGTTTACTTGGTTTAGAAGGTCGCGTGATGTGGACCGAATGGGTCAACGATCTAAGTGACGCACAACCATGGATTGACGAAGCCACCGACTCGGGTTACGTCATCACAATCGAAGCTCAACCCTTGCGCTGATGCCTGCTGCATATCAACTCGAACAAGCACGCAGCAAGGGGTTGTGTACTTCCTGCTGTATGCGCCGTGCTCGACCTGGCCGCAAGTCATGCGCACATTGCCGCCTTAAATCATCCATCTACGGATTGTTTAGGACACGCCGCAAAGGCACAACCCAAGGCCTCAATTCGCTGGTCAAGGGTTACGACAAGACCTGGGTGCAGCAAGTGCTCGACACCTTCAACGGTCGATGTGACTACACCGGCAAGCCGATCGAAATCGACGGCAAGGAAACCGCTGCAGTCGTCTTAGACATCCCCAGGTCTTACGTCGCTATTCACGGCCAGTCAAAAATTCATCACCCATCCAACGTCAAATGGTGTCACCGCGACTTTGTTGAATACAAACGCGGTATGACAGGCACTGAATTTAAAGACCTTTGGATCTTTATCAATGACAGCAAATGACCTGGGTCTGATGATCTTGCTGTTACTACCAGCAATGTTGATGAGCTGCATCCTTCTGTGGACGTTCGCAGCTGGTGGTTAATGGTTGCGGACTAGGGCCGACTCACGCATCCGCACCCCTCGCACCCTGTCCGCTGAGGGTGACTTGTCCTTCGCCCGTTTCAGGGTGAAGAGACCAAAGCATAACAGGAAAAACGGCAATGTCTTGCACTGACGAAAAAACCGGTTTAAGCTGCGCTGACCCCTGTGGCACCCTGATGATTTCCAACGCGGAATATCACGCGGACCCTGCGGTTTCGGCCTCACATCTGCACGCAGTGTTGCAATCCCCGCAGCACTACTTCAAAAAGTACATCGATCCCAATCGCCCCAAAAATGAACCGACTGCTGCGATGCGGCTTGGCACTCTCTGCCATACTGCTGTGCTTGAACCCGATGAACTCAAAGAGCGACACCCTGTTGTCTCATCACGGCGAACCAAGGAAGCACAACAACTTTTCAGCGACGGATTTGAACCAGTTCTGCAGTCAGAAATGGACACTGCAGAGCAAATGGCCGAATCAGTACGCAATCACCCTGAAGCCGCTTGGTTGCTGTCAGTCGGTGAAGCCGAATACTCACTTTGGTGGGATGACGACGAGTACGGCTTGCGATGCAAGTGCCGACCCGATTGGTGGGCTGGTGATCTAGTTGTCGATCTAAAAACGACGCAAGACGCCTCACCAAAAGCGTTTGCAAAGTCGGTCGCAAACTTCGGTTATCACCGGCAGCAAGCGCATTATGTCAAAGGCACAAACTGCGCCAGGTTTATTTTCATCGTCGTGGAAAAGACTTATCCTTTTCAGACGGCTGTGTATGAACTTGACGCCGAAGCATCTGCTATCGGTGAGGATCAACGCAGACGCGCCATGCACCGCATTGCGACTTGCAAGCAACGGGACGAATGGCCCGGTTATGGCGACAACGTGCAAACCCTTTCTTTGCCCAGCTGGGCGACCTACGACGAAATCCCTTTTTCTGAGTTCTAATGTCTGAATTAACAAAAGCCCTGATTCAGTTCCAAAAAGACGTCGACAAGATTGAGAAAAACGCACGGGCCAATTACGGCAAGTTTGCGGACCTAGCCAACGTGCTGTCAACGGTGACGCCTGCGCTGAACAAAAACGGTTTGGCGCTGACTCAAACGTTTCTTGACGATGCACTGATCACGACACTGCACCACGAAGGTGGTGAAACGATTCACAGCAGCTGCAAGCTGGTTGTCTGCGACGGCCGTAACAACACCCAGGAATGGGGCAAAGCAGTGACGTATCAACGCAGGTTTTCAATCTGTTCCATCCTCGGCATCGTGGCCGACATGGACACTGATGACGTGCCTGATCTGCCGCCATCAAACAACGCGCCGGCAGCAAAGGCAGTGGCGAAACCAGCTGCAAAAGGTCAAACCAGCATGGCCTTCAATCAAGGCACAAAAATGATCAACGCCGCCAAAGATCTCGCGGCGCTAAAAACCCTAAGCAAGCGCGTTGCAGAACGCAATGAAGCGAACGCCTTCAAAGGCGACGAATATAAGGATTTGATTGAACTGCTTAAAAATCGCGAAGCACAACTAAAGGAGCATCAGCAATGATGAACTCAACCAAATGTCTCGGCGACTTGGGCCGGCAGTGTAAAAACTGCGCTTTTTTTGCGAATGATGGCTTTGAACGTTATGGCACTTGCCACCGATATGCGCCAAAGCCTGTTGTCTATGACCTCAAAGACGCAGGGGAAATGTGCATTCATCAGCCTGCCATTTGGCCGGCCGTTGAACCTCACGAATTCTGCGGTGAATTCGTAGCGGATACTCCAATTCCTACAACAAATGACTGACGACATCCAGACTTATCTAACAACTGAAGATCTTGCCATCCGTTATGGCGTCACCTATGGCACCATTAAACGCTGGCGGCGTGAAGGTCGCGGGCCTGTCTATCAAAAACTTGACAAGCTCGCATTAGATCCCAGACTGCCTCGCGTCAGGTATTACCTGGCCGACGTTCTTGCTTTCGAGCAAGCCAAAAACATCACTCCTCTGACCTGAAATGACCCTGCAAGCAAGCGGCATCATCCGCATCCTGGGTGACATCGAACTGAAAAACGTCGGTGACACCACCGTCGCCAAGTTCTACGGCGGCATCAACGAAGGCAAAGACAAAAACGGCAACTGGATCAACAACGCCATCGACGTTGAAGTGTGGGGCCGTTCTGGTGAAGTCATCAAAGAAAAGATGGGTCAAGGCGACAGCTTTTATGGCATCGGCAAGATCGTCATGAACGAATGGGAATCTGACGGCGGCAAACGTCGCAAGCACATTTTCAAATGTGGTCGCTTTGAATTTCTGCCCCGCATCAGTGATACTTCAACCAATGAAGTCCCCTTCTGATTAACTGACTTTTATAAGCAAGGCTGATAGCCTTTGCGTTATTCAGCCTTGCCGTGACTGATTCATTCAAGTTTTATCTAGACAACATTGGTAAGTTTCCGCTGCTTACCGCTGACCAAGAAATCGAACTGTCAAGGCGAATCGTTGCATGGCAAGAACTTGACGAGCAACGCAAAGAAATAACCGACCCGCCACCTTTGACGACGGCAGAGAAGCGTGTCATTCGATCTGGTGAACGTGCGCGGCAACAACTAATCAACAGCAACCTGCGATTAGTTGTGAGCCTTGCCCGCAAGTACGCCAACCGCATTCAAGGTACGGGGCTAGAACTTGCTGACCTGTGCCAAGAGGGCTGCATTGGTCTTGCACGCGCTACAGAAAAGTTCGACGGCACCCGTGGCTACAAGTTTTCGACGTATGCCTATTGGTGGATTCGGCAAAGCATTTCACGGTCTATCGACCATCACAGCCGGATGATTCGCATACCGACCAACACGATCGAAAACATCAACCGGCTGGCAACGTGGAGCAATCAATTCCATCAGCTGAACGGCAGGGCTCCATCACTGCAAGAAATGGCGGATCACGTCGAACGCAAGCCTGAAGAGCTGATGATGTGGTTCGAGCGTTCAACACCAACCCGCAGCCTTGATGCGCTGTGTCATGAAGACGGATCGCCGTTGATGAATCAAATTGCCGACACGTCCAAAGATTCCGACGTTGTTAGCCACGTCATCAAGTCAGAAGAAGAAGAGAAGCTCGGTCGTGCCATCAACAAGCTGACAGAACGTGAATACGACGTGCTTACGCGGTATTACTCAGGAACAAAAGGAATGCCGCTAGCGCACATCGGTGCAGAACTGGGCATCTGTCGCGAGCGCACCAGGCAAATTAAGAACCGTGCATTAAAGAAGCTGCGACTAATTGCGGCGCAAGATCACACGCCACCACGGACGTCTGACGGGCTCAACCGGTTCGAGTAATTTTGCATCTTCGGCCGCAAGCTCTAGTTCGATGATGTGCTTTGTGGCGTTACGAAGCAGCAGAGCGTAATGATGGTTTTGCTGCAATAGTGACTTGCACAGATCTTTAATAGTCTCGGTATCACATTGCTCCGAAATTGCTCTAATTTGATTCTCTACAGTTAATTGCTCCTCTAAGGGGAGTTCCGCCGCCATCCAGTCAAAAGTCATGGAAAACAAAGCTTTTGCGCAGGATACACACAAAGCCATCCCCAAGTTTGAAGTAATAGAAACGAAGTTAGGGAAGGTGTATCGCGTTTGTTACGGCGGCATGTGCAATGAGTTCACGCAAGAGCTTGCAGCCCGTTCACTGCACGAACAGCTGCTAGACATGTGGCGTCATCGCTTCATGCTGAACGCGACACTGCAATATCTGGCATCACAGTCTGGTGGTTCATGTAATGAGCCCCGCCACGTTGATTTGGGTAGCTCAGAACGGGGGTTTCGTCCATCCAGTGAAATACCATCTGGCCGATCTTTAGACCGGGATATAACGGCAGCGGATGATGTCGACGATTGTTTTTGAGTTCTACGGTAAGTTTTGAACCCGCCCAACCCGGGTCGGCCCATCCGGCCAATGCATGGTCGTAGCCTGCGCGAGCACGGGAAGACTTAAGCACAAATTGTGCGCTGATTGTGTTCGGTAGATTGAACGTTTCGCGGGTCTCACCTAGTACAAACTCACCAGGGTCAAGCTGCCATGGGTTGTCTTCCGTGTGCTCTGAAATGTCAACCCTTACCAAGTCAAAATTGCTTGGGTCTTCAACCATAATGTAAGGCCCCAAAACAACATCCAAAGAGGCAGGGTTAAGCAGATCCAGAACAAAAGGTTCGACCATTGGCGAATCACCTTCGCAGCGACTACGGATCTGCCAATCAGCAAGAACACCCACCGTTTCGTAATTATGCTGCAGCAAGATTATCACCCATCAATCCATTTTTCAATCCATTGCTCACGATATTCGTCGTAAAAAATTTGCCGCTGATACCAGTCGTGCCAGTCTTGGTGGCCTTTTGAGCTATTACAACCGAGGCAACAACTTACAAGGTTTTGTTTTACCGTCAGGCCGCCGTTAGCTTTCGCAACGACATGATCGAGCGTTGCATCACGCTCCGATAATTCACGGCCGCAATATGCACAGGACCAACCCCATGCATTGTGGATTGAGCTACGAAAACGTTCCTTAGCTTTTTTGCGTGGAACTAAAATCGTCTCGTCGATTTTATGTTCCATGCAGTTGCCTGATAGAAGTCATTGACCGACATCTGCAACTGCAAACATTGTATCTAGGGCAACTTATTGCGTAATGATCATCCAACCAGTGCCATCACCTTCAACTTCCCACCTGGGCTTAAATGCTTGCCGACTGATACGAACATAGTCTGCGCGGTCATTGTTTTTATGGCCGCCGTTGATCATGTCAGGCACTCCCATTGGGTCATGCACGATCAGTTCTTCGCGGTTGTAGCCAACGACAAGCACGACATGTCCGCAACCGTCATCGTTGCATACAGGCTCAGTGACAGAACCCCGATGCAAATACATCACGATCACCGGGCGACCTGCGTCAATTTCGATTTCTAAATCGTCAAACGTGCCATCGGTTCTAAATTCAGCGTCTAGACCTAACGTCCGCAGCGCATTCAACTGCACGTCGACAGACGTTGTATCGCCCAGGTGCTTTCTAATCCGGTTGTAAACGTCAAAGCTGTCAACACGGCCATGAAATGCAGCCGCCATTCCAGCAACCGCAGAAAAACACTCGCGGTAGCCGTAACCAGTTCTTGATGTCAGCTGGTGGTAGTACGGCGCATGAACCTGCTGTTCAACGCCTGCCGCTTTCCACGCTTGCAACCATTCGGCATCTTCATCCTTTAAATGCTGCGGCAAGTCCTGTTCCAGCTGTGCAATCGCTGCATGTTGGTACGGATTACCAAATCTGAAGTGCTCGAAATACTTCAACAAATCAAGCATTAGGAGGCAGCAGATTACGCTCAACAAGAGCAACCAGTTGGTCATCTACCGTATTTGTCGATTGCTTGGCTGCCGCTTTCAGCAAATCAATCAACAACTGGCGCACAGCCCTGCTGTTGATGAATGACATCAAGATCGGCTTGAATAGCAACAGCATGGCGAAAAACCAGCAACGCGCAAAGTCTAAGTGCGTTCCTGTTTGGCTTCAAGCTTCGCAACTGAAGATTCTAGATTCCGCAACCTTTGAAATACCTCGCTGTCTTTGCGCATCACGTCGTCGTGAAACACGTTTAAGCGTTCAGCTAGGTTTTCGACCGCAATCGTCAAACGTGCCAGCGTTTCACGGGTCTGCAGGTTTTGCCTGCCCGCGTTATTTATGGACATCGCAGCAGCAGTGACGCTGGCGCCTGTGACCGCCGCAAAAATCTCTAGCATGACATCGACGGTCGTCCTAACTATCATGGCTCAACCGGCTGAACAGCAAGAGCAACAACAAGAACATTCACGCTTGGGTGATCTTGTCAAACTTGCCGTTCTCGCGTGGAGCATGGCAATCCTGACCGCTAACTACTTAGGGGTTTTCAAGCAGTCGCTCGATCCAACTTTTCCGGCCAGCTTGTTGACAGGTACCATGACTGCGATGGGTGTCAATATCAGGCAGAACAAGAAAAAGGACGAACCCAAACAACCCACCACGGTCAAATGAAACGCTTTCTTGCCCTCGCGATCTTGCTGACTGCTGCACCAGCAACGGCGCAAACGATTTCACCGCGCTTCACCTCTGCAACCGTCAACGCGACGACAACCACGACGCAGACGATTGACGAGGTGATTGCACATGAAATTTATGGAGCTTCTGTTAATACTTGGTCCGGCACTAATGTAAAACCGAGTGCTGCTGACATCACCAACAGCTCAACAACATGGGACATCGTGACGGAAGGCGCAGATTTCAATTTGGAAATCACTACCAGGGCCGCAGGCGTCATCGAAACGATCGACATCGACCGCACCATCGAAACCGAATCAACTTCCACTACGCTTTCGGTCTTTGCGCAATAATTTTCGGCAGTTCGGTCAACGCAGCAGAAGTAAGCAATATCGCTGGACCGCAGGCGGCGGCAACCAGCAATAACACCAATACGTCAATGCAATTTAATAACAACGGTGCGCCATCAAGGCAGCACATGGGGAAGGGTATATCTTGCAACGGCGCAACCCTAAACGTCACGCCGTTTTATCTAGGTGCAGATACACACACCAGCAATTACACACGATCAGGAAACTGGGGCGTTCAGTTCGGTGTAGCAGTGCCTCTTGACGGGTCTATTGGCGAAATGTGCAAGGAGCTAGCCCGACAACGCATCTACAAAGACAAACTCGACTCCCTGCTAGTTAGAGCAAAAGAATGCGCGAACCTCTACGATCGCGGCTACATGCTCGATCCTAAAAGCCAGCTGGGTTCTCTTTGTTCCGGCGTCGTCTCAATCGCTGCCTACCAAAAGTTTCAGGCGCAGGACGACCCCGTAGCTTTGCAAGACGCTTCATACCAGTCTTCATTGCAGGCTTTAGAAGCTGAACGAGCCGCTTTAAAAGCGTTGATGCAACAAGTGTCCCAGCAACTGCAGCAACAGACGAAGCCCCAGCCGTCACAATCGCAGTAGATAGGATTTCTTTCCGTGGAACTGGGATGCTTATGTCAGTTCCAGGTAGCGTGATTTCAGTTACTTCTTTGAACTGTGAGGCGTTCGGCGGCGTTGGTATGTTTGGGCGCTTCTGTGGTTTTAAGCGTTTTAGGGTCTCTTCTTTACTCTCATCTAGCGCCTCTTGCTCTGCTTGAATCTGCTGCCTCATCTGCTTTGCGGAAGGCAAAATCAAACCTTCACCACGAGGAATTGCAAGTTCCAACGTCGGCAGAACTGGTTTCCCCCCAAGTTCAGGATTTGCCGGCATTCCCCAAACAGGAAGTGCAGGAAGCTCAACCATGTCCATCTTCCGTTACGATCATTCACCCTTATATGCAATAAAAAAACCCTTCCCGTGTGAGGAAAAGAAGGGCTTATGTCAGGTTAATCAATCCCCAGCAAGTAGTCCCGTTCTTTAGCGTATGGCGCTTGCATGTAGTAATCACGCAGCTCATACATGTACGGAACCAGCCAAGTCAATGGGAAGCAATAACGCCAATTTGACGGATGCAGGCATGGAACTACGACCACACGAAAAAATTCGTAGGCGTAGTTCAATCCCTTTTCAATCTCAAAAGCGATATTTAGAGCCCAGCTTGATTCCGTAACCAGCGTCGACGTCCTTGAACTTCGCGTAGCTCAGTTCGGTGTAGAGGTCGAGCTTTTCATTCACAGGTGCCGACACGCCAGCTTTGCCGGAAAAACCCCATTCAGAATCGCTTCCATCGTTAGCAAGTGCAGGGCCTGCCTGAATGTAAAAAGGGCCTTCCTCATAACCAACGTGAAGCTCTAGCGAACTTCCTGCGAACGAAGATCCAGAAAATCCTGCGTTGTACTCAGGATTCACATACAGACCATCCAGACCTCCGGCCATAGCAGGTGCGCCAGCTAGTGCAACGACACTTGCAGCAACAACAGGCTTAATCATTTGAAAAAAGTGAAACCGCTGCCACCTTAAAGCGGATCTGGCCTGCCAGCAAGAATTGCTATCGCACGCTTATAAAAATAAGAGTCGGTTTTCCCTTCGCGTTCCAGCGCCTCTTTAATTCGACGCCAGTTGTTGAGGGTGGTTTGATCCATTCATCGACCTTGACCTCTATAACGCTTTTTACCCTTCTTTGGCAAAGAATGGCGCCCCGAACCCTGATGACTTTTTTTAGGTTTTCCCTCAATAAAGGTGTGACCGTTCAGGGATCGAGGCTTTGCCATCAGACGTCAGTGGATTCCAACAGTGCGTACTTGTTTGCCAAGCCGGTGAAAAGACCTCGCATTGGATGCGAAATTTGGTCCCGGCCATCGAGGAAAAAGAGTTCCTCCATCCATTTTTGCCGATTATCTTGGCAGGCGATATCCTCTGCGCCAGGTTTGCACGGGATCATCGGATCAGGTCGTTTCATCAGCTGGAAGCCATCAGGCCGTGAGCACTCGCAAATGCTAATAGCGAATTCACCTTCGACTCAAGCTCGCGACAATATTCAAGCAACTCTGCATTGGTCGGTGACGCTGCATCTGCAATCGTCATCGTTCCATCAGCAGTTGGCAGCGTTCCAGTTGTTGCCGTAGCCGACAAATCGGCAACGTGGGTGGATTGCACAGCAGCCGTTGCACCGAAGAAGCCGATCTTGTTTTCGTCAACTTCAAGCTGGGTCGTGAGCGTTCCAGCAGTTTGAACCTGCAGGACAATCTTGCCGCCTTCAGCGTCAGCAGTTACGTCAGAGATTTCAGCTTGAATCGCCGCATATTCAACTGGTCGCTGTGAGGCGGTTGCATCGTTGTTATGGCCTCTAAAAAAGATGGCGCTTAGTTCGTCATCGTTTTGTCCCACGGCATCATTGCGGTGCCGATACAAGGTGATGTCAGCGCCAGAGGCGGCATCATCGTTTGGACACTCCAAGCGCAAAATCTCTGTATCTGTGTCTGTTGCGTGGATCGGAGCAACAGCCGCAGACTCATTGATGCCAACCTTGCCCTCTTGCAGCCTGACAACAGTGGACAAGCTCCCAGCGGTTGTTGTGTTGAAATCAATCCGACCGTCTTCACTGCTGTTGGTTGGATCAACAATGCCAGCGGTTATCTCTGCGTAAGACTGGGCACCTCCAGCATCGTCTTCGCCACGAAACTCAAGCGTTCCAAGAACATCATCAGCAGCTGGTGACGCAGAGTTGCGATAGAAAACAACGTTTGGCCCTTCAGATGCGCCAGCCTCGGTGTTCTCAATAATTACGTCATCACCAGTCGTTGACTTGAACGTGTGCAGCTGAGCTGTCGCCGTACCATCACCAACTTGAAATCCGTTTGACGTGAATTTTGAGTTGAGCGTATCGTCAATGCTTACAGCAATTTCGTCCTCAGCAGAACGGAAGAATCCGCTATCAAGAGAATCTGACTCAAAGCACAAAGACGGATTTTCTACCGTGCCGTCTGGGATGTTTGAGCACAAGACACTCATCTTGAGCTTTTTGTTCTTACTGGCGTCTGTTGATTCAGACGCATCAACCACAAGAAAAAGATCGTCTGATGCAGGAGACAGCGCATCGGTTGCGCCAGTCAGCTCTGTAAGTGCGGAAAGTTTGCGGTCAGCCATCAGTTAGCAGCCTCCAGAGCAGCCACTTTGGTTTCAAGCGTTTCGATTTTAACCATGGCCTCTTGCAAGGCTTTCAAGGCTTTCATGTAGAGGACTGAATAAGAAACGCTCTTGGTTACAGTGCCAAGATCGTTGTCATTCGCGTCTAAATCAGCGTTGTCTTTAACAAGACCAGGACAAACTGTTTCTAGCTCTTGGGCGACAACACCAATTTGAGTGTGTGTCGAGAGATTTGTTTCAGCCTTAAAGTTGTAATTGCGAACCTGAACAGCTTTAATGTCGTCCCACTGAGAAGAAGCATCAACGATGTTTTCCTTTAACTTGATGTCTGAAATTGAGCCGTAGTTATTGTTTGTGTTTTGCGCGTCACCATCTCCTTTGATGCGGAACTCTCCAGCACTGCCATACACCTCTAGTACATTGTTAGTACCGCCTACGTTTCTGGCAAGCTTATGAGTTCCATTACCCGCCAACCTATATCCATTGCTGCCTTGGGAAAAATCGGAGCCTTTACGGACGTCTCCACTGAATAGTTCAAAATCTCCGTCATCGTGGAACTGGAAACGATCTACTGATCCATCTTTAATTAAGAAGTCAGTAACACTTGACCCCATATCAAGCGTGAGAGTGGTTCCATCTGTCCCGAGCCGATAATCACTACCAGCTCCACTCCCAAAATAAAGATACCTGTTGTCATTAAAAACCAACCCGCCAGCCGTAAATGTGCTCAAAGAAGAGCCTGAAAACGTAAGTGCTCCAGTTAGGGTGTCGTTGGCATCAGAACGCACGAAAGAAGAAGCGTGCAAACTGTCAACCGTATCTGCATTCGTAGCAGAATCAGCATTGCCTGTTAAATCACCAGTTACGTCGCCAGTTACGTTGCCAGTGACATTGCCGGTTACGTTTCCAGTGAGCGGACCACTGAAGCTGCCAGCTGTCAGCACATTTGTGCTTGGGTTATAAGTAAGGCCGCCG